ACCTGACCCTGCTGGACTAGCCATAAAGATTGCTTTTGGCTTACCTTGAATTTCTTTTAATAGAGATATCAGTCCAATCATGGAAAGTGTTTGTCATAAATATAACAAAAACAAACTAAGATTCCAAATCCCTTTTTACTGTGGTCTTGAACTCAGTAAATATAGGAGCATGAGTAGGATTTTCTAAATCAAATAAACGTTTTACTGTCTTAAAAATATCAATGTTTTCCTCTTGTGTTCTAGTAGATGTAACCATTTCCCATCCTTTACCCTGCATTTTTTCTTTATTGGCTTTACGTTTAGATGATTTTAACCAAAGGATACCATAATTGTCTACTTTTTTACCATAACATTCCTCATAACATTTACCGTAAATAGCAGTCTGTAATTCATAAGTAGGCTGGATATGATTAGATGTTTTAAAATCAATTAGCCAAAGTTTATCTTCAATTTCAACAATTAAATCACAAGTACCAGCTACTTTTAATTCATCTGAAAATAAATGAACTTCGGCCTCAATTAATTTAGGATTATAAGTTTCCCAAAAGTCTACAAAACGTAAAAACATTTGCCATACATCAGGACTATATTGAGGATTACCGTATTGATTCATAAAATTCATTTCTTTACCTTCAAGGTATTCTTCAATCATTTCATGAACTTGAGTTCCTTCCTCACCTGCTTTTCTAACAATATGTTCAGCAGAGTAACCTACTTTTTTAAGCCAGTCCTCAAAAAATTTACCTTTAGGATAATAACCTAAAACATAAGTAATTGATGGGTAGTATTCTCCATTTCGTCTATAATAACGAGAGTCTGGTAGTGTTATTTGTTTAGCATCATCTGATACTTCTAAGATTCTATTGTAAGATTTTTTTATTTTGCTCATAAAAAGAGTTTTTTCTCAAGTAATCCTGAGAATGTTAAGGGTAATGTATCTGAAATTGTATCTATGAAATTCTTAAAACCCATTTCACTTGGGTCTTTATCTTGCATGTCTACAAGATAAACTTCTTTGCCTTCGTTCATTAAACGCTCACAAAAACTTAATGCTTGTTTTTGAGCATCCTTATCTAAAGCTATATATATTTTTTCGACACTAGACATTACAATCTTTTTCATCAAAGTAGATTGTATATTTTTGCCTAATAACGGTATTGCATTACGTTTGATAGCGATGGCGTCAAATGGTCCTTCACATAATATAAACGGTATGTTCCAGTTTATAAACAACTCAAATGGTATAATGTCACGAGATACAGATGGGTTTCTATATTTTACTTTTGAATCTTTTTCAAATGATCTTCCAGTAAAATAATTTAACTTGCCGTCAGCATCATATGAAGGAATAATAACCATTTTACCATAGTTACCTGAAGAACAATATCCAATATTATACTTCATGATATCTTCATCTGTTATGCCTCTAGATTTAACATAAGCTAAAGCGTGTCTTCCTAAGATATCTGATTTCTGAATATTAATTAAGGGTTTAAATTCTTTAGGTAAAGATAATTTTTCAACTTCTTCTTGCTTATTATAAACAACAAATGACTTAACAATGGCTTTTAATTCAGCCATCTTGTCAGGTGTTGCTTTTACAGCTTTAAATAGTTGTTGAATTTTTTTACCTTTTTTATCACAAGCCCAACAGTGCCATTTTTCATAATGAGATGAACCTTCATCAAAATTAATTTCTAATTTAGGTTTAGCGTGATTACAAAAAGGACAATGGTGAGACTGGTTACCTCTAGAGGTAGACTTACCTGTACCTAGTACAGAATTCACTAACGCAATCAGGGCTTGATTTAGCATTAATGTAATGTAATGAATAAGGTTTAAATAAACAAACTTAATTAAAATCCTTAGTGTAAAATTTTCCTAAAATATTATCATTAAAGTATCCTTCAGGGTGTTCTAATACACCTAACTGAAATAAGTACTTACATTCATAGTAAGTAAGAAGTTTTTTATTAGGAACCAATTGTAAAATCTCACGGGTAAATTCCTCTTGTTTACCTCCTTTTATGAGCTCCATAATTGGTTTAGCAGAACCATAATAAGTTTTCCAGTCTGATTCTTTTACTACCACCCGAGTGGCTGACTTCCTGCCTGGACCTGTCTGTTCTGCTAGTTCCTTTTTTGTTAGTTTTTTCTTTATATTGTGAAATAATGATTTCTTACCAATATAAGATTTACCTGTTGGTTTATGAGTTACTATGTAAATAAAACCAAATGTATCTTGAGGCATATCCTCAATTGAATTTATAACTTTTTCTTTGTATAACCACATATTATCTATCTATGTTTATAAGTATTGTAGTGTCTGTTGTAGGCGATAAAGGTAATGGTTGAGACAATTTTCCAATAGCCAGTAATTGCTGTTGTTCATTATAAAGTCCTACTGTTGTAACATAAGGTTGAAAATAAGAACTAGTAGCAAAAGGTAAAAGATATTGTCCTGGAGTATAGAAGGTCCCAATTGAACTAGAGTTAGCTGTACTACCTGAAGTTATGGTTGGATTTTGGCTAAAATTAAACTCATTTTCTCTAATAGAACATTTATATTGGGTTTCATAAATTGTAAGAGATGAAGAAAATGAACAAGTAACATTAGGTGAGTTTACAAAATTATCTATAATGTTAGCATCAGCAGTTCCATAAAGTGAAGAACCATAAATTGCTGTTCCATATGTATCTCCTTGAGGTTGTGAATCACTAGTTATAATAGCTATTCCATGATAATAAAATATGTTACCACAAATTTGTCCTGAACTTTGGAATATTAAATTACCTTCTCCATCATCATAAACAGAACCACTATCTGCTGTCCATCTGAAAGAATTAGGAGCTATATAATTACCATATAAACCAGAAGGTATAGAAAGAACACCTATAGTTGAATCAATATTTTGGGGTAAATAATGTTCAAAAGTTAAAGTAGTTTGAGGATAATTATAATAACGACCAGCTGATGAAGTAGGACCTACTAAAACATCACCAGCAGGAGTAGAACCAGGTACTAAGCTAGCTGTAACTAAAGGTGAACCTAAACTAGCTGTTGAATTTAAGAAATTTGAATAATATAAGTGTTTGATAGAATCATAAACTAGTCTTTGATATTGAACTCCATTTTGACCTGTTGTAGGGTCAGTTAAAGGATTAAATAAAGAACTAGTACATAAACCTAAAAGTCTATCAATACCTACATCTGAACCGGATAAAGCAGCTGCTCCTTGAAAATTAAATGATTTATTTAACTCAAGAGGAGTAACTACTATATCCGATGATAGAAACTGTTTGTAGGCGCCCATTCATTTTAGAAATCAAGTTTTACTCTTACAAGAGCTTCTTTAGTAAAATCTTTAGGTAAAGGTCTTGACAATTTAGCTACCGCTAATAATTCATTAGTATCATTATATAATCCAATAGTTGTAATATAGGTTTGTGGATTATTAATAAACTGAGGGTATAAAACCTCACCTGTTGAACCTGAAATAAATGATGGATTTTCTGAGTAATTGAATTGTGAGCTTCTTGGTCTTACAAATACAAAATCTGAAGTAATTGTTTCTTGAGAATTTAATGTAAATGAAGAAGCACTTGAACCTGATATAGATCTATATAAGGAAACATTAGGACTTGTTACAATAGATCCTGTAGCTGAAGCTGAACCACTAGATACAAAATTAATACCTCCACTTCCTGATGGTTGAGATAATGCTAAAGGATTTAAAATAATTGCTCCAATATCAGGTAATAACCAACCATAAGAACCAGAATTAGCTGAGTATCCATCAACTGTGTTTCTTGAAGTGATAGTTGCTCTAGTACCTGCTGAACCTGTAATTAATTGGAATACTCTACCAGCGGCACAATATTCAATTGTAGTTACATAATTGCTATTATCTGTTAAAGAAATAACACCTTCACTACCTGATAATTTTAATGTTAAAGAACCTAAAAATAAAGCTTCTTTATAACAAGCTCTTTCAATAGGTAAAGCAAAAAATTCTGAAGATGTGATTGCTCCAAAAGTAAAATTAGTATTTTCATCTCCAATTACTAAATCCTGCCATTGTCCAAAGATGGTTCCTGTTGGTGATTTACCATTAACAGCATTATCATAATTAGCACTACCACTACCAGCAGCGTTACCATAAGCTATAGCGAATTGAACAGCTGAACCGGATAATAAAGAAGATGTTTGGTAAACATTTAAGTAATAAAATCCAGAGCTACCACCAGCTTGAGTTGATGAGGTAAAAAACTGAGTTAAAGCAGGAGCACCTGTTGTCCAACAAGTAGAGGAGATAGCATCAGAGCTAACTATAAAATCATCGGGTGTGAATCTTTCAAAAGACATTTTTTATTTTTTAATTTTGAGTTACTGTTACAGGAATTGTTACACTAGCACCACTATCCCTACCTGTAATAGTTAAGGTAGCTTGTAATTGACTTGTTGAACTAAACAATGTGTTTACAGTAGTAGCAATCATATTAATTGTAGTACCAACTACTGTTCTTGATACTGATGTACCAATTGTTGTTGTTTGATTAGCTAAATTAAGAGCTTGAACATCTGGAGTGTTAATACCTACACCTTGGAAAGTAGATAATAATCTAATATCAGAAATAGTAGCTGTATATCCAGAAGATTCAACAACTGTTCCTCCTAAATAGTTTAATGTTTGAGGATTAATTGCTAATGAAGCACCTTGTTTTAAAGTAATTGATGAATATCCAACGTTAAGGATAGGCATAACAGCTGTACCTCTAGGAAGAGTTACAAGTTTATACTTCATTGTTTGAGTAGCTTGAGGAAATGCCTCTAATAAAGGCATGTTTTCAATTGCTTGACCGTAATAAGCAGAACCAGAAGGGTGAGTTGGATTATATAAAGTATAATCAATTTCATCATCTGCTAAAGCAAACTGTGTAATCTTAAATTGACCATTTTGTTGAGCTAATAACTGACGTCCTACATCAGTTAAAATAGCATCTACTGTTACTACGGTATTATTTAAATATCCCATTTGTTTATTTTATTATAAATATATTAATTTGTTAATTTTTAATTATAGTGTTTTAAAGAATCCTGCTTGTTGTGCTAACTCTGTAAATGAACCTGTAAAATATGGATTAAAATTACCTGGGATTATAATACCATCATTACTGGATTGTGATAAGTTAAGGAAATAGTTGTTAAGAAGCACGCTAAATGCACTTTCTGTTATTGGGTAATTGTTTCCTGGTCCGTAAAATCCACCTGCTACTTCTACAGGGAATTGACTACCTGTAAGAATACTACCTGTTGTGGTAGTAGGAAATAATACTGTTGCTAAAGTTCCTGATTGGAATAAATCTTGAACTGTGCCTAAACTAATAGGACCATTATTAATTGTTGTAGATTTACCTGTAATATCAATAATAGAAAATAAATTAACAGCTCCTATTGTGTTAGGGATACGAGCTATAGGTTCAATATATTTAAAATATCCAAAATATTCAACATAATTCTCTGCCGCTGATCTTGAAGCATAAGTAGTCACTTCACATCCATTATATCTAGGATTAGTAATTCTAGCTGTTGTGTAGTAAGAATCAGGGACAGCCGCTTTTGTAGCACTACCTGATAAAATAGATTGTTGGTTAATAGCTATGATTTGATTACCTCCAAAATCAACATCCATATATCTTGAACTAGGTCTAGAAACTTGAGCATCATTATTTAATACTAAACAATCTGGCTCAGTGTATGTTTCATAAATTGTAAAATTAGTTAAGGTAGGAGTAGAAGGAGAAATAATATTTTGATCTAATCCTATAAAATAAAGAGGAATATTAAATGTTGTTGGGTTTGTACCTAATGAAGAATTTGAAAATTTATTTCCTAAAACATTACTAATTTCTAATTGAGTAATAGTAATTGTG